TAATCACTTTCAAATACAGGAATCCAAATAATGTTATTACTACTACCAAAGCCCCATGAACTTTGATACTTGTTAACGTGCATGCCCCCGAACCTATCGGACATTGGTAGGCTCGCGGTAAAGGATGTGAGCGACCGCTGAACTTTTGTCGAGCCTGTGAGCACGTTTGGTTTGTAACCATCTATTACTTGAAAGTAACCATTGATTGCTATCATTGCTTCACCTACAACAGCGCTGCCGAGATTGACTGTAAGCACCCCATCCACTATCCAGTTTTCACTAAGCGTAAAGCTCATGTCCAACTTGCTGTTATCATCAACCGTATCATCTGTTGCATAGTGTGAATTAGTACCAAGCACATTGCGCATATCATCAACAAGTGGCGAAAGGTCAAAGTACAACCTATCATCGGGAGCGGCCGATACATAAAAGGTATATAGCTTACCTTCTATTGTAACTTCAACACCGTAACGAAAGCCCGGATTAGATATCTCGTCACTGATTGCAATGATCATTAGCTTTTGACCACGTATGGCCCACTTGTATGGCTGGTCTTCTATTGTTATTGCCATTATCTTTTATTTAGTAGTAATCGGTTCTCTATGCTGTTTATGTAGCTATCCATTAGCCTGTCTTTATACTCGTCCCATGTATCGTCTATTGCTTCGCTGTAATAGTTGATGCCTTCAATTCCATTCTTGCCTATGCTTTTAGCGATTGCAAATGCTGCGCTCTTTATGTTGCTCTCGGTTGACTTAATGAATTCACCTTGTCGATTGCGAAGCTTTAAACGTTTGATGCGTATCCAGTCCTCAATAGGTTTAATAGGTGGCATCTTCGCACCGGGTCTTCTACCAAACTCAATCACATCTGCATATTGTCCCGCTGCATCATTGCTCACCGTGAAGTCAATGGTCGGTTTGTTGTAGCGTATCTTAAGGTTATAGTATAGCGAGTTAAGCAAACGCCCGGATGCAACACGATTAACCGTCTTGCCCCGCACCCTACGTTTGATACGTAGGTTAGATTGCGCCCGTTCTATAACAGCAACCGCGTACTCGTTTAATATGTCCTCAAACGCATCGCTCATGGTATCTCAGTCAAGAAGATGGTGTATGCTGTTGATGCATTTGCAATTAATAGTTGAGCAAATCGAGTTGCGTTGATTGGGTCAATTAGTGCCTCGCTTACTCGGTTACGATTAGCCTGAGCAGCATCGTTAATAGTAGGCCATGTCAATGAGCCATCTTCGTTTTCAATTGGCTCGACATTGTCAGCACCGCACTTGAATATCACAACGCTCCCGTTGTTATCCACCACAAAATTTTGACCATCAAAAGTGTATGTCATATCGTTAATAATACTTGGTTGTTTAATATACCTGCGCTTGTTCCTGTTGCGTTGTTTACGAACTTCATACCCATCTGGTCACCAACTACAACGCTTACTGAGTTAACCAAATCACTAAACACACCCGCCGCTGAACCTGCCGCAATAGTTATAGTCAATGCTTGGTCAACACTATTTTTTCGCACCGTGCAAACAAGTGAACCTGTGGCGGGTTGCGCTGTGCTTGTCATTACATACAAACGAGTGAGCGTGCCGTTCGTTATCATTGGGGTTCTACGCACGTTGTCCGATGCGTTATGGTTAGCCGAGCCACCAAACAAAGCACCGTATCGAGTAGCACTCGCAGCCAACGTATCGCCATTTGCGAATTGATACAGAATAGAATTAGAACTGGATGTGATTGCTAAATCGCTCACCATTTCAGCCGCCGTTCTCGCGGTCACAGTATTGTCCGCATTGATGCGTAAGAAGCGAACAGCACTCGGATTAGGTAACGTTGCTAGGTTAGTACCTACGGTAGTAAGTCCAATGTTGTTTTGTTTGCCATTGAATGTTGACCAATCGGCACTACTTAATGCACCACGATTTGCTGCACTGGCAGTAGGTAGGTTAAAGGTGTGTGTGCTTCCTGTGCTACTTATTGCAAAGTCACTTCCTGCTGTGCCTGTTGCAAGATTTTGAACCTGCGATGTAAGACCATTGATTGCATTGATGCCAGTGCTGAGTGTTGTGATTACTTGGCTTAGGTGGCTGTTTTCGGTGTGAAGTTTAAGCGTGCGCCCTGATGTTGTAACAAACACACGCAAAGCGAGCCTATCGGTTAACGCCATCGTTGTAGGCGGTACTGCGAGCGCTGTAAAATAGGCGTCTATTACCGTCCCTTGAGTAATACCCTCAGGTGTTGCAACATCGGTGGCTAAAAGTGTGAATGTGCTGCCATCATACTTATATAATTCAACATAGAAGGAAGGTGAGCCACCACCTGATGAAGCACTAAAATAAAGTTCAAGGTTGAAGTTACCGCCCGGAACCAATAACACATTTGGATCATTGGCATCTGTAATGAATTGTGCAATCAATCCGTTGCCCGCTGCATTAGTTCGTGTGAAGTCCGTGCCTGCACCAAACACTGCCGTCTTGCTCATTTGGTAGTAAGTGCTGCCACCTATTGTGCCTTGGTTAATTGAGCCGTTTAGATAGTAGCTAACGGATGAGCCGCCACCACTTGTCGTTGGGAAGTTGGCGAGTTGTCCATCGCCTCGCACGTATTGCGTTGCAAGTCCCGCACCTGTTATTGCAAGTGTTCCTGCTGTGGTAATTGGTGAACCTGTTACGCTGAATGCGGAAGGTACGGTTAGAGCAACCGATGTAACCGTGCCACTACCACCACCACTTGGTGTTGATGCTATCCATTGACTTGTTGCGCTATCAAAAGTTAACACTTGTGCATTGGTTGGTGCAGGAGTATTAACATCCGTTAAGCTGTCAAGTGTAGTTGGTATGGTTGGCTTATTAAGAATCTGAGCAAGTCCGCTCACTGCGTTCCAATCGCTGTTGACCTGCGCTGCAGGAATGGTGGGTTTATTTAGGATTTCAGCAACACCACTTACAGCGTTCCAATCTGAATTAACCTGTGCCGCAGGAATGGTTGGCTTATTCAATATTTGAAAATCACCACTTGTTGCGTTCCAATCCACAGGCGTTTGACGCAACCTGTAACCAAAACCTACAAGTTGCCAATATGCAGTATTAGTTGGCAATAACGCATCGTTGTTTGCAATGCATTGGTATACGTTGCCATTGTACCATACGCGGTCACCTATTACATATTGGTTGCCTGTTGCTGTGGTATGATTAACATTAAACTCGGTACTTACAAAATCGTTAGCACCACCACCCGCTGCGTCTATCGTAACCGAGCCATTGCCTAAGTCGGTAATTGTGATGTTCGTTCCTTCAACTAAGTTAAGTTTAGTCTGCACAACATTGTCAACACCATTAGTCTGAAGCTCGATGCCGTAACCGGTTCCTGTCCCACCGCTACCACTTGCACCACCAACAGACCATATTGCAGGTATGTCGCAAGCACTCCAGTCCCAAGGAACCGAAAGCTTCAAAGTAAACGCAACACCCGTAACCGTGTTCTTTTGTTCCTCCATGAACGGTTCGAACGTGGGCGTTTCAAGCAACTGAACATCGAACCCGAATAATTCAAGACCGTTCTTGACCTCGGCAATCAAGTCCTGCCCTAAGCGTATGCAATCGCTAATAACCTCACGCTGATATTCTGCCTTGTATTCTTTGTCGCGTGGTATGTCAGCAAACATGATATGAAAACCAAAGTTCATTGCACCTTGCACAGGCTCAATGGTATCAGGCGTAACGTGCATGAACGGATATTGATCGTCCTGAAGTTGGTCGCTCATATCAATTTGACCATGCGTGAAGCGTCTAATCAAAAAGTGCCCGGCTGCAAATGCCTCCAAGCGATTGATAAGAACGTTATAGCTATAGTTGTAACTATTCATTATTGATGTCGTTTTCTCATTTCAATTTTTTGCGTGTACACATAGTCGGCTAAATATGTAAGGTGTGTGAAGACCTCATATACACCACGCTCTGTTACCGCGTCAAACTTTGTTATGTCACGTTCCGCTAGTGATTCAATGATATGAAACCACCCGTATGCGGCTAAGCCGTCTGGGGTTGTTCCTGCGTCATCTCCTTCACTATCTCCGTTATCTCCTTGGCCAAATATTCTAGGGAACTGTTGTATAGTTCTATTTCTAAAGTCGAAAAAAAAAGCAGCACATTCAGTACATGGTCAAGTGTTAGCTGCAATACTTCATCTTCATACTTCCGTTTGGCGTTAGGGTTGTATGCTTCTACATCGTAATACTTGCCGAACTTAGCTTTGATGGGGCGGTATAGTATGCACATCATTTTGTGGGCTGCTACTCCGTTTATCTTGCCGTCCTTGTATATGCCAGTGCAATGCGTATCAAGGTCGATGTATTCACCAAAGGTTAGTTCATTTAAGTTAGGAATAAACCCTAACTCAATTGCACCTATTCGCACCTTGCGTTCAAAGTCGTTGCTACCTAATTTGATTGCAGCCTCAAAACGAATGATGATTTCGTCAATGACTTGTGATTGCAGCAAGCGCACGTTATCCATACTCTTGCCTGTAATAACCCGCACGCGCTCTAACTTATCGACTGCGTTTTGGTAGTCGATGTACTTGGCAAGTGTTACCGCCTTAGCGTTGGCTGCTATGCTGAACTTTAGTTTCATGTTCCGTCTTATTGTAGTTTTTACGTGTTATTTGTTACAAGTCTGAATGCACCTGAATGATAACCGGTGCTTTCTCATCTCCGCTGTGCGTTATGCGGGCTTGTTTTGGTTTGAAGTATTCAAGCAGCGCCGTGTAATGTTTGATGTATTCCTCATCCTCCATGTCATTCATAATGCGCATGCACTTGGCTGCACCTTCCTGCACAAACCATTCGCCTAACTCATTCCACATCTTAGTCTTTTCACTAACCGCTCCTTTCGGTTTTAGACCACCGTGCCCAGGTAGCAGGTGGCCTTTCTCGTTGCGTGTCTTTTCCATATGCTTCGATAAGATATTGTTATTTGTTTTGAACTTTACCTAATTGTCTTCTAAACTCGTTTATTAGATCGCGGATGCAGGTTGCACACGCACTCGGCTTTTCATGTTTCTTGGTTATCTTGCTAAACCAATAGTACAGCATCTGTAAATCATCCTGCTCAATCTTATTCGCCTTATGGATGCGACGAATAAATTCATCTAACGCCGCAATCTCCTCGGGCTTCATGTCAATGGCAAACCATTTGTGCGCCGGGCATGCACTGAATCGGAACTTTGTCTTCACATCCATGAAGCAACCGCATAGCTTTATCTTTTCTTTGTAGTAAGTGACCTCGTTTTCTTCAGGCATGACGGTTCCACCGATTAAAGGTGTGCCGCATGTGCCGAATGTACCTTGGTAGAACTTACATTTTTTGCATATCGCTAGCCTCTCTCTCTGAATGTGCAATGGCGCGTTGAAGTTTAACATACTCTCTTATCTTTTTTAGTGCCCTATGTATTGACGTGCGCAGGTATGGGTAGGGTATGCCCGTGGTTACGCTTAATTCCTTGTAATCGAAATCAGGTTTGCTGTATAGACGAAGCAGGATAGCATCGAACTCATGCATGCGCCCGATTGCGCTGTATAAATACTCACCATCTACGAACGCACCAATCCATGTTTCGTCCTGTTTGGTGTCTTCTACGTGTTTATCTACGTGCAAGTCGTAGTATTTGCGGTATTTGATTGCGTAATCGCTGCGGTTGCTGTGCCATGATAGCCAAATGGCCCTGTTAATGTATGCCTCTACTTTGCCCCGGCACACTATGTCTTTAATGTCTTGTTCTGGTCTATCCATTAACCGGGCAAGCACCTCGTGCAATAGATCACTACCCTTGTTTTTATCGTGTGCAAGCCTTGTGGCCTTATCAAGCCATGCCTCGTAGTACCTTGATATATTGCTACTTATACAGCTATCCAATTATTTTTTCGAAATAATTTGCATAATGAAGATTCTTGCATATATTTGTCCCCATCAATACAAAGGTAATCAAAAACAAAAGCAATGAATCATTTTAAATTTGACCATGAGAGCAGCACTATCCCTGCACTACTTACAATCGAAGTAAGTTACAATCCCTACTACCGTGAGGCTACATACGATAGCCCATCTGAGTTCGATGCAGACGATGTATCCTACCGAGTGATGTGCGATAAGCTTGACATGACCGAGTGCATAGACAACTCAAACTTTCGTGAGTTGCATGACGAAATAGAGAACGCGGTCAACACTGAAATTTCAAATCATTTTTTTAATCTTTAATAAATCAATACAATGACAAACGTTATCGAAGTAAACACCTACCACCCAGTGGTAAACGGTACAACCCAAATCACACTACCTTTCTTCTACACCTGTGGAAATTTTTGCGACATCTATTGCTGCATGTCTGCTGACATGGTGTTAACCACCGTATTCAGTAACAGCACGTATAAGCAAATTGAAACCCGTAAGTACGACGATTCAATACAAATGCAAGCACGCCTTGAAATAGATATGCGCGACAAGCGATATAGGGCTATTGATGAAGCTGTATTCATGCACGTGTTTAGTGAGGCTCACCGCGAAGTGTTCTACGCTGTTAACCCTGAACTAAAACCAAAGCCATGAGAAAGCACAACGAACTAAACGGATTGATAGCGCGAACGGTGGGCAGTAATGCTGCCCTACTTCGTGCGATGCGCAAGAGCAGCACACCAATATCAGACCGTACACTATACAACTGGCTATATGATGCCAAGACCATCAAGCTGCAGCAACTCATTAACTTGTCAAAGGCTATGGATCTACCGGTGTGTGAACTAATCAAATCAATAACTATAAAACATGAAGGCGATGAGTAACCCAATTAAAAAGAAACTGCGTAAGGACATGCTACCAACGCGAAGTGATATCTTGTATATCATAAAGCATTTCGATAAACTTAGCTTTGAACAGATACGCAAGAACTTAAACGTGAGTAATGCCAAACTGATTCAATGGTGCAAGTTCATATTCACCACTGATAAGAAAGAGGCCAAGTGGAATGAAATGAATAAGAAACTTGATGCACTGGAGTTTCATGAGGAGTTCACCGATTCGATGCAAAGTGAATACGATGTGCATGACATACGCACGATTAATGGCAAGAACATGTACATAGTCAAAAAGAAGATAGTTAACGAAAATCGGATGTGCTACCTGATTACTATCAATAATGAGAACAGCATGATTGTGCGGTTTGATATTCCTGTTGAGCGTACATCGGTTGCCTATTGCCCCGTGTCACTTGGCTGTGATTACGATGTTCATTCGTTAGGCCATTGGGAATACCAACAGCTTGAACATGATTTGCCCGTAATTCATTTAGAAGCGGATGAGGAATACATCGGCAAGTTTTGGTTAGCCGTATCTAATACCATGATGCATGAAGCATGAGGAAAGTAAAATACAGCAACGGTGTGTTGAGTGGTTTAGGTATTCCTTCCCCCGCACATTGATTGCTTCCTTCCCTAACGGGGTGTTCATTGGTGGTACACCAGTGCAACGGGCGAAACGTTGGAACATATTGAAGGCTGAAGGGGCCATGCCCGGTATGCCCGATTTGATGATATGCCTACCATCGGGTGCTTACCACGCGCTGTTTATCGAGATGAAAACCGAAAAGGGTAAACTTTCTGAAACGCAAAAAATCGTTCACGCACAATTGATAAACGCAGGTTATGCTGTCAAGGTGTGCAGGTCATTTGAAGAATTCACAATAACAATTAAAAAGTATTTAGAGCAATGAGCAACACGAAAAACAAATACATGAAAGCATTGGAGTATATATACGCACAACCAACTTTCCATTCAAAGATTACCATGCGCCTGTTCAAGCTTAGCAACAACTTCCTTACGGCAGGCAAAGAGCTTGGCCTGTTCAAGAAGATTGAACAAAGTCAATACAAATGGAATTTGTCACGACAACCTTTGATGAGTGATGTGCATGATATCCAAGTACGGGTTAGGTCTTATACGCAGACGCATCGCTTAAAATCAAAGCCAACACCACAACTAACCATCAAGCCTATCCGCAAAGCACCGTTGCCAACACCCATGCCCATAGTGCGTGAAGCTGAATGCGACACGAGCAACAGCAAGATGATGTTGATACTGGCTGTTGGTGCCATGGTAGGCTTTATAATCGCTACAATTATTTGGAAATAATATAGGGGTAGCCGAAAACCTTACAGAGTAGGCAAACAAAATCAATTTTATTTTATGTTATCAGTTCAAACCGAACCAATGGTGAAAGTCAGTAACCACGTTCAAAATTCTTCTCAAGTAAATCAGGTTTATGTAACTAAAAACTTGGGCATGTTTTCTTCAATAGATGGCAATCGAGTGCCTAATCTTATTCACGTTAAGCGTTTAACCGACAGCATACGTAAGTATGGAATGAAATGCAATCCAATTTTAGTGAATGAGAGTTTACAAGTTATCGATGGACAGCATCGTTTATTAGCCGCAAAGGAAGTACAATCGGAAGTTTATTTTATTATCATTCCCGGAAGCAATTTAACCGATGTTCACACGCTCAACCTCAATCAAAAGAACTGGTCAAGAAAAGACTTTATGGAAGGATATGCCAACATGGGCATTATGCCATACATAAAGCTTCGCGAATTTGTAAAAAAGAATGACGATTATGGTTTCAATGATTGCGTTTCTTTATGTAGTAATACCAGTTCAGTATCTGCCAGTAGTAACAAAACAGGAACAAGTGGTGGCAAAGGTCAATACACATTAGAAGAAGGCACATGGCAAGGTAAAAATTTCACCTTAGCACAAGAATGGGCGAACAAGATTCGAATGATTAAGCCTTACTATGTTGGCTATAATCGTTCTGCTTTTGTTGGAACTATGATTGTTCTTTTGCAAAATCAGAATTTTGATTTCAATGATTTTATGCACAAGCTAAGAATACAACCAACAGCCTTAGTTGACTGCGCTAATCGTGAGCAATACAAGACGCTTATTGAAGACATCTATAATTTCAAGCGCAGAGAAAAAGTAAACTTGCGATTCTAATTTGGAATTGTGAAAGGGTTGTGTATATTTGCAACGCTACTTCGTAATGAAAAACATTTTAAATCCCATCACTGCCGTAATGCCATAGCACTTTCGTGCGCGGAGTAGCCTTTACGTGTAGTGGTGGGTTTATTCTTATGAGAGAATCCACAGTCTTTTATAGATCGTTTTACGAAGCGATTAAGGAACTCGATGCCGATACACAGGCACAAGTTTATTCTGCCATATTTGAATACGCATTGAACTTTACCGAGGTTGAGTTGAAAGGAGTGGCTAAGACCGTGTTCACTTTAATCAAGCCACAACTTGATGCAAATCAAAAGCGATACGAGAACGGAAACAAACCAAAGGTGAAGCAAGTCATAAGCAAACAGGAAGCAAAACCGAAGCAAAATATAAGCAAGGTTGAAGCTAATGTAAATGTAAATGATAATGTAAATGAGAATGTTAATGTTAATGATAATGAAAATGTAAATGCTAATGTTTCTAGGTCGCGCTTTCGCGCTCCGACGTATGATGAAATTTTAAATTTTATGAAAGAAAGAAATTCATTAGCCGGTAACGTGTGGAATGATGGCAAAGTAGTAACTGAAGCAAAGGCATTTTTCAATCATTACGAAAGCAACGGATGGATGGTAGGCAAGAACAAAATGAAAAATTGGGAAGCGGCCGTCCGCAACTGGATGAACAATAATTCTAAATTTGAAAATAATAAACCAAATCAAAATGAACGAGAGAAAAGAAATAGCGAACTTGAACAATTCCGCAAACAGTACCGAAGCAGCCTTGCATCAAGTCTTGGCATCGAAGACATCCCCGGCACTGAGTGAAATCAAAAAACAAAAAGGCGAACAGGTAGCACTGGGTGTGTTGGTCACGTTAATGGATGAATGCCAACAGTACTTTAATCTTCAGCAACCCATGAACCCACAACAGCTAACGCTCACAGCTGAATTGATTATGGAGGAATACTACTACCTGCGTGTTGATGAGTTCCGCATTTGTTTCCGCATGGCAATGAAGGGTGAGTACGGTCCAATTTATAACCGCATCGATGGGCAAGTATTCTTTGAGTGGATACGCAAGTACTTCAGCAAACGTGATGCTGTTACTAACCGAATGGTCAAGGATCAACAAAGCAACAACAACATCTACGAAATGTTCCAACACCCGCAGGTAGTGGACGCTATCCAACAGGCAGCGGATAAGTTGAAGATAGAAGAAGCCCCGGTGCGCGAAGTAAAAAGGGACAACCCGCCACAGATTGAAATAGCTTTGATGCGTGAGTACGATGCGCTGCCAACATGGGACAATGATATGCGATTCCGCGTGTACAAGAACAGACCTTACCAGTTCACAGAATACAGACAGGAGCGCTATAAGGAACTAATCGAAAACCAAAATGAATACTGATATGGAAATACCCAAAGAAATAAATATATCAGAAGTCAAAAGGACAGTGATGTATGAAATTGACTTAAGCAATGACATACGCTATTCTGCGTTGGTTAATGGTGAACGAATAATGACAATGACCGATGGATGGATGAGACCGCACATGACCATAGAGCAGTGGGTTGAATACGTTGTCATTCGTTGCATTAAAAGATATAACGAATTACATGAAGCAAACAAATGAAGCAATACGATAAACAAAAAGAAACCGACCTGCTACGCAAACTATTTGTGTTAACAGCAAAGCGCAGTATGCGACCATCAATGACCGATAACATGGCAATGCGTCTTATCTTTGAGGAGTTACATTTGCTAACTGACAAAGATGAATATAAGCTATGACAATAGGTGAATTGTGGGATAAGCTTGCGCAGTACCCGGACGATGTAGAAGTGTACATTGGTTTCATCAATGGCCACGCAATCGACCACGAACCTTTTGAAGTAATTGAAACAACCGACTTCAATGGCAAGACCACAATCAGTTTAATGATAGACGATATAGCAATAATTAATAACTAATACAATGAGTAACTATCAAATGCAAGAGGGTCAGTTCACCCTATTCAAGAACAACAACGTGGCTAACAACGGGCCACAGTACACAGGTGAAATCATGGTGAACGGAAAGAAGATGCGCCTCGCCGCTTGGGTTAAAGAAGGCAAGAGCGGCAAGTTCTTTTCGGGCAAGATGAGTGAGCCACTGGTTAAGCGTGAAGAAGTGGACGATTCACAAGGCACAGGTGATTTGCCTTTTTAATTCCATCGAATTCGACGGGTTTAATGATTGAATACCTACCGAAACAAAATGAAGCACTGCGCGTACTGGGTAATTCACACCCGGCACGTGTGGTCCTGTTCGGTGGAGCGGCAGGCGGCTCAAAATCTTTTATCGGATGTGCATGGCAAATAAGCCGAAGGTTCAAGTATCCAGGCACGCGAGGTCTGATAGGCCGCAGCAAATTAGATACGTTAAAGAAGACAACACTCAAGACATTCTTTGAAGTAGCGCACATGTTAGGGTTAGCACCGAACGAGCATTACACAATCAATAATCAAACGCACGTTATAACGTTTGACAATGGCAGCGAAATAATCCTAAAGGATTTGTTTGCCTACCCATCAGACCCTGAGTTTCACTCATTAGGTGGTTTGGAATTAACTGATGCCTACGTAGACGAGGCGGCACAGGTTAGCAAACGGGCAATAGACATACTCCAGTCCCGCATCCGTTTCAAGCTACGCGAATATGATTTACCACCCAAGATGTTACTCACTTGCAATCCGTCCAAAGGTTGGCTTTACAATGAGTTTTATGCACCGCACAAAGCAGATAACCTAGCGCAACACCTAGCGTTTATACCATCGCTGCCAACGGATAACCCACACCTACCTGAAAGCTACATTGAAACCTTAGAACGTTTGCCCGAAATAGATAGGCGAAGGCTGTTGCATGGTGATTGGGAATACGATGAAAGCGTAGATAACCTTTATCAATACGATGATTTGGTGCGCTGCTTCCGGGAAGAAGAAAGCAAAGGTGAAAAATATATAAGTGCGGATATTGCGCGACTTGGAAAAGACCGTAGTGTCATTTGTGTTTGGCATGGTTTGCAGTTAATGGAGATTCATGAGTTACGCAAGCAACCAATCACAACCGTAGTTAGCACCATACGCCAGCTATGCGATAGGCATAGCATCAAACTTAGCAATGTGATCTGCGATGAAGATGGGGTTGGCGGGGGAGCGGTTGATGCGCTCCGTTGTAGGGGCTTCCTTAATGGTGGACGTGCAAAGCAATCGGATAAGTTCACCAACCAAAAGGCTGAATGCTATTTCAAGCTTGCGGAATTAATCGAGCAGAACAAAGTAATTTTCAAAGTGAATCAGTTCCGAGATGTTATCGTGCAAGAACTGGACATGATACGCAGGCGGCAACCCGAAGCGGATGGCAAACTTGCTGTGATAAGCAAAGAGGAAATAGCCCGCATGCATGGCAAGTCGCCTGACTATGCAGATGCCATAATGATGCGCATGTACTTTGAACTATTCCCGAACTACGGCAGCTATTCGTGGGCGTGACCCTTCCAAATTTTAACAATTTTTAACAGGGTGTATGTAACTATTTGCAGTACATTAGCGGCATCAATTAAAAACAATACACATGAAAACAGCATCTACTATCCTTCGCTACGTTGTAGCCATCATCGTAATCTTCGCACTACTTTCTTACTGCCAAGAACTCAACGATTGCCTCGCTAAGTATTAATCCAAATCAATAACAACATGAACTCATTTCACAAAGACAATCTTGAAGCATTGCAGAAGTTTCAGCAAATGCTCAACGCATCACCCGACCAAGTCGGCATTGAAAAGACACCCGACGGTAAAGCGGTCACGCTTGTAATATCGCACGTGGAAACCAC